TTCCATGTCAGCCGGATCTCTGTTTCCATGACTTCCTGCGAAAGCGTTTCCAGTGCCAGATTTCCGGCACTGTTGACACCACGCATCACAAACAGACAGCCGGACAGATCGGTTTCCTGATAAAATCGCTCTACGGAAAAGACAAGCTTGTCCGCATACTTTTCTCCGGCAGTCAGCAGATGTGCCACATGGCTGGTGTCAATGAATTTCTTGTTTGCCTGCAATATCATGTCTTACCCTCCCAGTTTCTGAACTCGTTTTTCCAACGCTCTGCACCGGTTCCGTGCCTCTTTGCGGACTTTGTCGCCCTTGGAGGAACGGATGCAGTCCGCCATCACGCGGCTGTCCTCGCCGCCGCAGGAAAGCTTTGTACCGCCCCGAAATGTCCATTCAATGGCAGTGATAATGCTGTCATAGCTCTTGGCAGTGGTTTCATGAAAATCCCGATAGGAGAGCTTGATTTTCTGTCCCAGCTGAAACCGTTTTGTACTGTGTACGGTGCAGGAAAACGGACGCACTGCATACTGATTCCCGGTGTCGGAAGAATATCTTGCAAGCCACATAGAATGAGGAATGGTATTCAGTCCATAGCCGCTGCTGAATACAAAATCCTTTGCAAAACCATCCAGAAACGGATTGGATTCGATCAGAAATCGCTGAAAAGAACTGGTGCTGTAATCCGGAGAACTATGTCTTACCCATGCCCATGCAGATTTTTCATCTTCCAGTTCCACACGGGCATCTGTACGCAGCATATGGATCTCATAATCTGCCATCTCACAGGAATCGTATTCTATTTCTGACATGCCGATGCTGACACTTCCGTGATAACCGTTCCCGAACTGTCCCAGTTCCAAAGCTCCGTCCTCCGGTCTGGCATACACAAACCCAAAAGCCAGTTCTGCCAGATAGCGGTAAAAATCCCGTGGGCAGTCAGAGTCGCTGTTGCTGTTTTCCGCACTCAGATAAAACTTTGCCGGATATATGGTTTGTGACCATTTCCCGTTGACCTTTGCATAGATCCTGTCGTTGCAGTACCTGCCATAAGTTTCCCGTCTTGCCTTGTCATACGCTTTCCAGTGCAGCATCTCTTTTACGCCGGTCTGGGACTGGATAAAGGTATTGGTGCAGTCCGTCAGATATTGCAGCCAGCCGCCGTATTCAGTTCCGTTTTCGTCCCACTGGTCGATTCCGATTCCGATGTTTTGCCACTTGTCTGCAAGCACCTTTCCGACAGCTTTGACGGCAGATTCCGATGTGCTGTTATAGCTGGACGTATCCAGCCACCCCACAGAGTCCTGTGCGTTGACGGAAAAGATCTCGCCCACACGGGTGGCATCCGTGACCCAGAATGTGCCCATATTGTGCCATGCGGATTCAGTGCCGTATTTGGAACGTACCCGTAATTTTGCCCCACGCACCTGAAATGTGGTCATTCCCGGAATCTTTGCCTGCATGGAAAACGTGGCAGCATACACGCCGCCGATCTCAAATGTGCCGTCTGCACAGCACTGCCGCTTGCCGCCGGCAGAAATGATACTGGATTCCGTCAGTGTGGTAACCAGATCATAGCCGTGTGCGGCATAGTTGTATTTGTATACCTCCACCCGAATAGATTCTGCAATGATCATATCTCATCCTCCCGGAAATTCGGTGCATCGATCCGCAGACGATAAATGCGGTCAATATCGCCGCACTGCATCCGCACATAGGCGTTTGTCACTGTTCCGGTGATCCCGATCCCAATGACGCTGCCGATCCAATTTCCGCTGGAATCTTGAAAATACGCCGTCAGATCTCTCTCCGCATTTGGATACCCGTTGACACCATATATCAAAATTTTTGGCGAAGCCGCTTGCAGCAAATTTGCACCGACATAGAAATGCAGATAGATTACGTCTGTGCTTTCGGTCGTATAGTCCGGCAGTTGCACAGAGCCGTCTGCCAGACGTTTGCCGCTTCTGGACTGCAAATATGCCAGCGGCGAA